GTCTCTATAGTTTACGCCACCACGATATGCCATAGTTAATGCTAATGTAATAAGACCTAACTTCTCTTCGAATCTATCAACTAATTCAACGTCTTTGATATTGTACTCAATAAATTTTTGATAGTCGTTTTCATATAATGAAAACAAACTACCTTGGTCTTCATATGATAACTTACCTTCACCAAGTTCTACGTGTGCAATGTGATTCAATGAATACATTTCTTGTTGTACGTATGTAAACTTCTTGTATAGTTCTAAATAGTCAAGTTGAGTTACGCCCATAATGTCATATGCATAATTAGTATTACCAGTAAACTTATCTTTTCTATTGTCTTCTTTGACATTACCCCAGGGTGATAGTTTTTTAATTTCTTCTTCGCCATAGACTTTTCTAATTCTATTGACGATGTATACCATGTCAAAACCAATACTATTCCAACCAGTAACAATATCTGGATAGTTATCTTTCCAATACTCTAAAAACTTGTGAAGCAGGGCCGCTTCGTTTTTACATTGAGTATAAACTACATTGTCTGCAGGATTAAACTCACCAAAACCCCATGTGCGATAAACATTTTCTTTACTATTCTTTGTTGTGATTGCAGTAATGGGCCATTCTGCTAAGTGTGGTTCAGGAAAACCTTGGTCTGACTGACACTCAATATCAATTGTTGTGACAGATATATCGTCACGATTAAACTTTATATCTTCTGGATATTTTTGTGCAATAAACTGAGAGACATAATTATTCATACCATAAACTTCAAAGTTATCTACTTGTTCATATCTTTTTGTAAAGTCTGTTGCATCTTTCATAGAATCAAACTCTATTGGTTCAACTAAAGTATTATCAAGAGTTTGCCAACCAGTGCTTGGTTTAGATGTTGTTACGTATAATTTTGGTTTGAATGGAATTCTTTGCTTGACTCTTTGCCCACCCTTATATCCAATATAAAGTAAACTATTGCCATAACGAGTTACGTTAGTATAAAAATTCATAATGTAATCCTGTAGTTATTGTGTATTATACTAGGTCAAACAGAAAAAGTCAAGGGATATTTCTACCCCTTGACCACAAATAAAAGTTATTTGATTTTTATAGTTTTAGGTTTATCTTTCTCAGGAATATTTCTAATCAATTCGATTGATAGAATACCGTCAACTATTTCTGCACCTTTTACTTCAACATGTTCTGCAAGTGCAAAAGTTTTGTAAAAGTTTCTTTCTGCAATACCTTTGTGTATAAACTCAACTGCATCTTCTGGCGGTGTCTCGTTCTTTTTAGAACAAGTAATCGTCAGATTATTTTCTTTGAGTTCAATATCAACATTCTTTTTATTGAAACCAGCAACTGCCATTTCAATAAACCAAGAGTATTCACTTCTCTTGATGATGTTATATGGAATGTTAATACCACCGTTGTGTGGTACTGCGGCCTCGGATAGTTTATCAAAGATACTATCGAAACCTATTGTAAATGGTCTGAATTGACCAAATGCTTCTATTGTAGTCATATCTACTCCTATATTAGCAAGTTTATGGAGAACCTCACCCGAGCATTCTCTCTATATTATATATATGTGTTTGAATTTTAAAATTTCAACAAATTCCAGATTGTTTACTACTTTTTACTATTCTAACACCACGTTTATATAATTCGTTTCTAATCTTTTGTTTAAGTTTAGGTTTTGTATTCTCTGCGTTCAACATCTTAAACAATTCTTCTTGAGACAATTGTTTCATATAATAATGTTGGATAGACTTTACTTTAGTTTGTCTATCAATCTTCACTTCACTTGGTTTGTATTTTGTAGGCATATTAGTATATAGTTTTTTGTTAACCTTCAATCCCAAAAGAATAAGTTACACGAGATTGTAATGGTAGTATTTCGTGGTCGGTACCTCGAGGTATATAAACAACATCGCCTGGCACCATAACTTTATTTATTTTTTCTACTTTTAATTTAATACGACCTTTTACTTGTAATAATAAAACGTCCATACTATCTTTGTGTAGTGGAAAACTTTTATGTTTACCAAAACCTATGAATGCAATATTTGTAATCTGTTTATCTGGACAAGTGTTTTGCAATAAAGAGATAATTTCTTTTACGATAGGTTTAACTGTTGCTCTTCGATGTAACTCTTGTAACTCAGTTCTATTTTTTTGTGATTCAACTTTGATTAAATTTTTAGGGTGACTATCAATCATGTTAACGATTGTGGTCCAGTTTTGATTTATTAATTCAGGTTCAATACTTGTTTCTAAAACACGATTACTTTGTATTGCCAACACTAAATCATTTTTCCACATTAATATAAAGTTGCAGGAGTCATATCTACGCAAATCTCTTGACCAACTTCTGTCTTACCACATAAGATAGTTCCGTTGAGTCTTTTCTCGCAAATAGGATTTCCCTTGTTATTAAAAAAACATATGTTAGTATCTTTACCCGCACCCCATTTCTTATCAAGTAAAGGTATTGAAGGCATCATAGAACAACCCGCAACAATTAAACTGAAAAAGAAAACTGCAATGAGTGGACTAAGATTTATCAATTCATTCTTATTCATTTTGTATTACCAATATTATATTTAGGACACAATTCCCATTCGTTCTTTTCTTTGAATGGTATTATCTTTATTTGTTTTAAAGAACTACATTCCTTTGCTTGTTCTGTATTTTGTATTTCTACTAGTCCCCAATCACTCAATAGAGTTGCGATTGTATTTCTTCTTTCTATATCTGATTGTTCTAGATTAGATTTCTTTCCGTCTAACATAAACAACTCTTTGAAGTGTACTATAAAGTATCTTCCTTGTTTATGTAGTATGTGACACGATTGAAATAACTTGTTTTCTTTACGAGATGCAACACCGATACGTGTTAGGGTTTCTCTTACTTTTAAAAAATCATCTGGTTCTGCAAGTGTTACTTCCAACATGTTTGCAGGAGTCCAACTTACTATATTATTTTCTTCCACCTTTATTCACCTTTTTCCTAATGATATCTATTTGTTGTGGAGTAAGTAGTTGAATAACTTGACGTGCTTTTTCATTGCTATATCCATAGTATTCTTTCACCACTTCAACATCATTTTCGATTTCTGGTTTAATCCATTTACTAAATCGTTTTCTTTTTCTAATAGTATTTATAAGAAATGCGAATTGTAGACGTGATTCTAAATGACCATATCTATTCATCTCATTAGCGAGTGCAACCGTGTCAGGAAAATAAGACAAAGACCTATTGATTACAAAAGGTACGTATGCTTTTTCTGTTTCTTCATCGACCATGATATTTCTTTTACCATAGTTGATTTCGTTTAAATATTTAAATGGGTTCATATTTATTTAAACTCGACATTTGCCATAATCTCTGTGAGACATGCTACCATGTTTAGTTCATGGTCTGCGACAAATGAATTCTTGTATTGATAATCTGCAAGTATAATAACAAGTTGTGGTATACTTTCTGGTTTGACATTTTCATTCATAGTATCATAGACACCACGAATGATTGCAACTGGGTCAATATCAATATTGTTTACTACCCAAGTTCGCATACGTTTAAAGTCTTTTGCTTTTAGGGCAGGATATAAATCGTTAAAACTATCATCTTGTTTTATTAAGACTTCTGCATCTATTGTGCCGCCAATAGAGTTACGTTGACACTCATTTAAAACTCTACGCCAATCTGGTGCATGTTTACTAATAAGTTCTGCAATTACATCTTTATTATATTTAACATTTTCTTGAGTAAGAATATCTTCAAGACGTTTCATAAACTGCATACACAATTGTGCCATAGTTTTCTTGTCAGTATTAAATTCATACACACCACATCTTGAGTGTAGTGGTTCAATTACACGATTCTTAAAATTACAAGTCAGAATAAATCTACAGTTCTGACTAAACTCTTCTATAAACCCACGCAATGCGGGTTGAGTTGATTGTGGATTTAAATAGTCTGCTTCATCTAGTATGACTACTTTGTAACCACCCTGCAATGAAATAGACGATGCAAACTGTTTTATCTTACCACGAAGAGTATCGATATTACCTTCTTCACTACCATTGATTACAATGTAGTCAAGTTCAAGTTGTTCACATATTGCTTTTGCGACAGTTGTTTTACCAAGACCTGCAGTCCCGGTGAATAACATATTTGGTATTTCACCAGATTCTACAATCTTAGCAAATGTATCTTTTAGTTGTGATTGAAGTATTGTCTGTTCGACAGTTTTTGGTCGATACTTCTCGACCCATAAAAAATCATCATTCATAATATAAAGTTCAAAAGTGAGAGTTGTAAGAATGCGTTGTGTATAATATTATTGTGACACCTAGCAATGTGCTTACAACTCTCGAAATTAAAAAGAAGTATTATAACAGGTCTAATTAGACTTGTCAAGACCTTGTTGAGATTGAAATTGTTCACACAATTGTACAATCTGCGTTGCTTGGTCTCTAAGTTGACCTATAGTAGTCAACTCTTCTCCTTTAAAACCACCTCTTTGTACTACTGTATCAATAACTGCTATCGTTGAACGTGCAACTCTGTTTGATACTTCGTAAATTTGTGAGTGGTCTTCTTCTTTCTTTTCAGGTACTGGTTTTGCCATTTTATGCTCCGTAAGTTGAAGATTTCTCAAGTGCAATAAAATATTCTATATCACTTTGAGTACTAGTAAACTGTGAAATTAATTTTGAAGATATTGCTACGTGAAAGTCTTCATCAATAACTTTTAAATTATTCACATTCATTATAAAGTTGAAGTCTACGCCTTCGGGGTATGTACCTTCAACATCTATGCTAAACAAATTCGAAGTTGCGTTTGATATATCAGTAATTGATAATCTTACTGCACCCTGAGTATTAGAGATAGATAATTCACTATGCCCTAAAACACCAGAGGCCTTACGAACTTTTGCAAGTGTAACACTATCTAGTGTAAAATTAACTTCTGCTTCTGGCATAACAACGTCTTTACCAGATGAAGTCAACATGTCTGGGTCACTATAGTAATACTTTACTGCAGAACGACCAGTCTTGTCACCGATAGTTACATAATCAGATTCAAATGAAAGATGTGCGCCATCTACTAAATCTAGAACATTTAGAAATTCACCTAAATCATATATACCAAACCCTTGTGGGAATGATTCTTGAATTGTTGCCGATGAAAGAACATTTCTTGCTACAGAAATAGTCTTTAATTGATTACCCGATTCGACAACGATGTTCGGGTTGATAGTTGCATAGTTTCTCAATACACCTATCGTTTGGTCACTTAGTTCCATTACATACTCCTATTTAATTTTACTAAAGTTTTTATCTTTGATAAACTCAATCTTTCTATCAAAGATTGAATCTTCAAGTTCTCCCTTATGAGAGATTACAAATACTTTTGTATCTTCCTGCAAAGTATACAGTATTTTCATTAAATTGTCAACCCCTTCCATATCTAAAGATGAATCAAATGTTTCATCGAGTACTAGAAGATTAGTCGCAACACTATT